TAACTTAATACTTGCCACCAACGGCGAGAACGGCACCGCAGTTACATTTGATCAAACAACAAAAGATGCTACATTCCAAGGTAACATCATTGTAAACAGTTTAACTTATCCAACAGCAGACGGTACAGCAGATCAAGTACTCACCACAGACGGCAACGGCACATTAAGTTTTACAACTGTAAATGCTAATCCAGACGGTAGTAATACACAAGTACAATTCAACAACGCAGGCAGTTTTGGTGCAAGCACCGGCTTTACATTTGATGACAGTAACGATACCTTAAGCACAGGTGTTACCAAAAGCATATCATTTGAACACTTTACTGATTATGATGTAATTTCAAATACTTCTGCTATAGCAAGTGATTTAGGATCAATTACATCTAATGTTGGGGCAAAAATAGATCAGGGGTTGTTAGTTGTAGATTATGGTTATCCAATTTTACCGTCAGTTGAGGTTGCTAAATTACCAAGCGGACAGCCAACTGGTACATTCGTATTTTGCCCTAATGAAGCAGGTGGTGCTACTATTGTGTTCTACGACGGTACAAACTGGCGTAGACCTTCTGATAATGGAATAGTAAGTTAAACTTTCCAACGCATCATAAGACTTTTTCTCACATCTCCTTCGGCAATCTTAGGTGCTTGATGCCAAGTCTTTTCAAAGTTAGGTGCAATAAACATACAGTTTGGTATAAAAGGCAATGTTCTTACACATTTAAAGTTTTCCTCTTTGTCCTTTTTAACAATGTGTGGCGTTAGTGTGCCCTCATCTTGAATTGTGTCGTTTTCCAAATTATCACCGTTATAAACAAATAATTTACTGCCATAATGTTTTTGACTATTGTCTACGGGTAGATATATCAAACAACTGAGTGTAAAGCCTGTATCCTTAAAAGCATCTATGTGGATATCATCTATGAGTAATTCACTGGTGTCTATCCAGAAGTTGCTAGTAGGTAAAACTATTTGATTATGAAAAGTAAGTCCGAACTTGTCAGCAACAGTATGAAAAAATTTATTTGCTTGTTTGTTAAAATATCTAACTTCAGGTTCAGTAAATTTTGTTGTATCGACATTGTATTGTGTTCTACCAGTAATAGGATCATATTCTTCTACTAATCCTTCCTGATTTTCAAACTCTACAAACTTTCTATAATCATGAGGTTTGATTACTTCTGTTACAAACATGTGAGGCCATGGATCATTTAAAATTTCAGATTGCTCTACACGAGCAATCATATGATCAAATTGACTTGTAATATCCGTAAGCATGTTTTCTCTTCATCTCTCTATCAAGTATTGGACTGCTATGCCAACTTTTATTACCGCGTGGCATAAAGTATGTGAGTCCTGCTACAAATGGCAATTGATCTATGAGGTTACAATTTTCTCTTAATAAACTCTTGGTTAGATCTTTTTCAAACACCTTTGGTTGCCAAAACTGAGTCCCATAATTTTTTAAATCAGGATTACTTGGTAAGTATAATCCAAATGTAATATCAAAGTTTTCATGATCTACATGAACATCATTTACTCTAAAACGTTCAGTGTCTTGCCATAACCACATACTGGTTTCAAATTCTTTTTCTATATTTAATTTATCAGCAACAGCACAACGCACATATTCATTATCGAATACCAAATCAAACAACTGTTTAAAATATTCGTTACAATCGATATCTGCTTGTAATCTACCATCTACATCTATTTTATACATGTTTAATGGCCACTTGTCGATACAATTATACTGCAAATCAGGATGAACAAAATGCTCTATAACTAATTTGTGATTACTAACCTTTGCATCTCTGATTTTTTTCAAACTCCATTCTGTATAAGGGTGTAATACAAAATCATCTATGCTTTCTACCATGCCACCTTCTAATAATATAGGCAGTCTAGGATACCAAGGTTCAGCATCCATAGGTGTATGTGTGCAACTGTTCATGAGGCCACACTGTTTACACTTTATTCTAGGGTAATCTGGATTATACTCAGACGGGTGAAATGGTATGCCTTTACTGTCTCTTGCCATAAATGTTTAAATTTCTATTGATGCTTCAAAAGAAAATTTCATATCATCGAAGTAGTCAAACAGCTCTTCTGCAATTTCATCGCCTTCTTCGGGAGTGATCTCTTCGTCTAATACTATTTCGTATATCCAAAGATCACCTTCTTTATCTTCATCAGTATAAGATATAACTTCTATGCCTACTTTTTCTTTGCCATCATCAAACGCAATCAGCAGTTTGGTTGCAACCACACTTTGTACTATATCAAAATACTCAATGACATCTTGATCATCAAGTTCTTCTCTGGTTACTATTCTTGCAAAGTGTTTGGTAAACATTATAAAATCCACATCAAGAAGGCACCAAAAATTAAACCTTTAGTGTATGCTAACCATAACCAACCGTACTGGCTAAAGTTCCATTTTACTCTGAGATCCTCAAGGTATCCCATGTGCCATCTTAAAAATTTATCGATCATATCTAATATTTATAAAGTTTTTATTGCTTGCTGAATGCTTTTCCGGCTTCAGCAATACCAAAACTACCAAGTGTTACCACAACAAAAGATGTGTAAATGGTATCAGATATACTTAAATCCATACCCCAAAAACCTGTTACTAGGTCTGTGATACCAAATGCTAACATCATTATAAATGATGCAAAACCAATGATTGATTTTTCATTGATATCATTTTCATCTCTAAACAACGCACCAAAAGAAAATTTCTCTTTGGGTTGTGCCGCCGCAGTAGCAATCTTAAGTTCTTTTGCAACCTTTTCCATTTCTTTGATTTTGTCTTGTGCTTCGTCAAGTTTCAAAACCATTTCAGTGTACTTGGCTACATCAATTTCTACGTTTCCTGTACTGACTTTTTCTACTGTTTCTGCCATCGTTTCTCCTACAAAACTCTGTTACTGTTCTATATGTATTTATCACTTGACCTTGCCTAAATAATAGTGTACAATACTTTAGAAATGTTAAATATATCTATTATAAGGACACATCATGGCATTTAACAAAGTTTTTAACGAAGAAGAAAAAGCACGTCTCAAGAAATTAGTACAAGAAGGTGATCAAGTTCTATACGAAGTTGAATCTCTTAACGAAGGATTGCGAGACACAGTAAAAGCGATTGCAGAAGAAATGGATCTTAAACCCGGCATTTTAATGAAGGCTATTAAGATTGCTCACAAAGCCAAGTTCACTGACGAAAGAGATAATTTTGATGAACTTGAAACCATTTTAGAAACAGTTGGCAAAACACTTTAATATAAATATTTTTATTGGTATTGCATCAGCCGGAAGTGGTGCTTGGAGTTATTATAAATGAGTTACGTCGATGCGTTTCACGACACAACAAAGGATAAGATCTATGTATCCGAGCGTGTGAATGGTGAACGTAAAATAATCACACTTAATCCAGAATACAATTTTTACTATGCTGACCCCCGCGGCAAAAAGAGAAGTGTGTTTGGAGATCCTGTTACAGAAGTTCGTTGTAAGACTCTCAAAGAATTTAGAAAAAACATTGCTATCAACAAAGCAAGCGGGCAACTGTACGAAACAGATATCAAACCTGTAAACAAAACACTTGAAAAAAACTATTTAAATGTAGATGCTCCTAAACTGCACACTGCATTTTTTGATATTGAGGTAGACTTTGATCCTGTAAAAGGATTTGCTAGTCCAGAAGAAGCATTTATGCCTATCACAGCGATTGGTGTTTATTTAGACTGGATGGACGCAATGGTTTGTTTGAGTGTACCACCTAAGACATTAGACTGGCAACAGGCAAAAAACATAGCAAGTAAACATTCTGAAGTAATGATATTCAAAGACGAAGCAGAAATGCTAAACACATTTCTAACTCTAATTGAAGATGCAGATATATTAAGTGGTTGGAACAGTGAAGGCTATGATATTCCTTACACTGTAAACCGCATCACTAAAATACTTGGCAAAGGTGAATTGCGTAGACTGTGTTTGTTTGGACAAATGCCCAAAGAACGTTTGTTTGAATCATTTGGTAGTGAGCGGCAAAGTTTTGATTTGATTGGGAGAGTACACTTAGACTACTTGCAACTGTATCGCAAATACAACTATGAAGAACGTCATAGTTATAGACTAGACTTTATTGGAGAAATGGAGTTAGGTGAAAAGAAAGTTGTTTATGAAGGTAGTTTAGATAGACTTTATAATCACGACTATGAACGTTTCTTAGAATACAATATTCAAGACGTTATGCTACTTGCTAAAATGGACAAAAAACTACAGTTTATTGACCTTGCAAACACTATTGCACACGACAATACTGTATTACTTGTGACTACAATGGGAGCGGTTGCAACCACAGAACAAGCAATTATCAATGAAGCACACAGACGGGACTTTGTAGTTCCCGACAGAGATAGACGAGAAAAAAACAATACTCAGGCCGCTGGTGCTTATGTGGCATTTCCTAAAAAAGGTTTCCACGAATGGGTAGGCAGTATGGACATAAACAGTCTGTATCCAAGTGTGTTTCGTGCATTGAATATGGCTCCTGAGACTATTGTTGGGCAACTAAGACCAACACTAACAGATGAAGAAATCACAAACAAAATGAAACTTGAAAAGTTATCGTTTGCTGATGCTTGGTTAGGTAAGTTTGGTTCTAATGAATATGAATTAGTGATGTCTAAAGATGTTGATACTGTTATGCACCT